ATAAACCAGACACCAAAATATTTGCCGAGGGTTTATTTTTTCCAATTTTATGTCATGAAATTATTAAAGGAATCAAAAAGGCTAACGCTAGATTTGGTCTACCCAAGGACCCTCAAATGCGTGAAAAAGTGAAAGCAGCTGTTGATGTTCTCTCTAACGAACCCATGCAGTTGCGGTTAGGACCTCCTGTTGTAGAAAAACTTAGATTTGCGTTACCCGACGAAATGTTTCTTCCTGAAAATAAAGGTTTGATAAACTGGTTTGAAATCGAATTATACCAAATTCCAAATCGTGAATTTCTTCAAATTTTTGGCGATACAATTTCAAAGATTCCATCAAAAGTTTCAAAGGCTAAAGAACGTTACAGAGAAATCATGAAAAAAGCGATGGAACTTAAAAAAGAGTATGAAGATTATTTGAAAACTCAAAAGAAAAGTGATGATTCCGATATTGACGATGACGATAGTTTGGACGACTTCTTGAGTAATTTAGGTATAAGTCGACCCAAATAATTTTGGATGACGAAAGAACAACTAATTATTGAATATACAAAATGCATGAGGAACACTCCGTATGCATTAAAAACTTATTTACAAACTTACGATAACACGGTATCTAAGTACGTTCCTTTAGATTTATTTCCTGACCAAGTAAGATTGATTGAAGATTATGATGCTCATAATGAAAATATTGCCCTAAAATACAGACAAGCAGGTGTTTCTACCGTGACAGCAGCTTGGGCTTCAAAAAAATTAGTTTTCGCAAAAAAACAAAAACCTGAAAAAATTCTAATAATTGCCAATAAACTTGACACTTCCGTCGAGATGGCTAACAAAATAAGGTCGTTCACGGAACAATGGCCTGAGTGGGTTGGTATCGGGTTTTCTGCAGAAAAAAACTCACAAAGACATTTCAAACTTTCAAATGATTGTGAAGTAAAGGCAGTTGCTACATCTAAAGATGCCTTACGTGGTTACACACCTACAATATTAATTTTTGATGAAGCAGCGTTCATTGAGGCGGACAATGATTTTTGGTCTGCATGTATGGCCTCACTTTCTACAGGTGGTAAAGTTATAGTTGTTTCAACACCAAACGGATATGACCCAATCTATTATGAAATTTATGACCAAGCACTCAGAGGAATGAATGAGTTCAAAATTTCAGAAATGTTTTGGTATCGAGACCCGAGATATACAAAAGACCTTTATGTTGTAAAAACAAACGACTTAGTTCATTTTCTTCTCAATAGAGAAGACTACGCCAAAGATGTAGTTATTGACCTTTCAATAGAAAATCCATATGAGAGAGACCATTCAATTACAACAGATTACATAAACAAGGGTTATAAACCATGTTCTGCGTGGTTCGAAGGAATGGTCAAAAAACTAAAATTTGACCGAAGAAAAGTTGCCCAAGAATTGGAGTGTAATTTTTTGGGTTCAGGTGATAATGTTTTTGAGTCTGAATTGATGCAAAATATTGCAAAAAACAGTCTCCGAGAGCCACAAGCTAAATTGATGGGAAGTTCTCTTTGGATTTTCAAAGAACCTGAAAATAATCATAAGTACGTAATGGGTGTTGACGTTTCAAGAGGTGATTCTGAGGATTTTTCATGTATAGAAATTATTGACTTTGATACCAAAGAACAAGTATTAGAATATGTAGGTAAAATCCCTCCAGATGTACTTGCGGAGATTGCTTACAAATGGGGTACAATGTACAGAGCTTACTGTGTTATTGATATAACTGGTGGAATGGGAATTTCTACTGCCCGAAAAATGCAAGAATTAAACTATGAGGGAGGTTTATATGTTGACAATATAGACCCAAATAAAAAATGGAAATGGGACCCAAAAGCTAATGAAAAAATACCTGGTATAAATTTTAATTCCAAAAGGGTTCAGATAATTGCATCTCTTGAAGAGGCAGTAAGACATGATTTTAAAATCTATTCCAATCGTTTATATAACGAAATGAATACCTTTATTTTTATAAACGGTAGGCCTGACCATCAAAAGGGACACCATGATGATTGTATAATGGCCATATCTATGGCGATATATGTTGCAGAGAAATCATTTCAATCATTACAAAAAGTTGTCAACCACACTAAAGCAATGCTAAATTCATGGACCTCAACCGTAAACGAAAATAAAAACACCTCAGATTATTTTAATCCTATGGTTCCTCAGTCTAATCGTAATTCAGGTATATATCCAACAAACGGTCCAACTAAGGCCGATTATCAAAAATATGGGTGGTTATTTGGGACCAAATAACTATTTATATTATTGATTAGACAAGTAAAATTAAAAAATGAGTGAACAGAATTTAACGATTTGGCAAAGGTTATCCAAAACCTTTGGACCCAATTCTTTGTTAGGTCAAGATTATCCCACATATAAGTTTGACAAAAAAGTATTATTACGTACAACTGACAGAACTGAATATGAGAGGGAAAAGTTACAAGCACAACAAAGTTTTTATTTAGCAAATCAGTGGGCTAAAGTTGAAAACAATCTATACTCTCAGGCCATTTATTATGAACCATCAAGGTTATCGGCACAATATGATTATGAGTCAATGGAATACACGCCTGAAATTTCCGCAGCTTTGGACATTTATGCTGAGGAATCAACAACAACTAATGAAGATGGATTTATTTTGCAAATTTACTCGGAATCTAAAAGAATCAAATCAGTTTTAGCTGACCTTTTCAACAATACTTTAGATATAAACACAAATCTACCCATGTGGACAAGAAACACTTGTAAGTATGGTGATAACTTCGTTTATCTTAAATTGGACCCTGAAAAAGGAATTGTTGGTTGTCAACAATTACCTACAATCGAAATCGAAAGAAGAGAAGTGGGAACATCACAGAAAATTACAGTTGAACCTGATAAGCCTGAAGATAGAAAAGCACTTCACTTTGATTGGAAAAATAAAAACATGACATTCCAATCATGGGAAATTGCACATTTTAGATTATTAGGTGATGACAGGAGGTTACCTTACGGTACTTCAATGTTAGAAAAAGCAAGAAGAATTTGGAAACAATTATTATTATCTGAAGATGCGATGTTGATTTATCGTACTTCTAGAGCACCTGAAAGAAGAATTTTCAAAGTTTTCGTCGGAAACATGAACGATGATGATGTTGAAGCATATGTACAGCGTGTTGCCAACAAATTCAAGAGGGAACAAATAGTAGATAGTAAAACGGGTCAAGTTGATATGAGATTTAATCAGATGGCGGTAGACCAAGATTATTTCGTTCCTGTCAGAGACCCAGCAGCACCGAGTCCAATTGACACACTTCCTGGTGCACAAAATTTATCAGAAATTGCTGATATTGAATATATTCAGAAAAAATTACTAACAGCTCTTAGAGTTCCTAAAGCATTTTTAGGATTTGAGGAGGTGGTAGGTGATGGTAAAAACCTTTCCTTACAAGACATCAGGTTTGCCAGAACAATCAATAGGATTCAAAAAAGTATGCTACAGGAATTAAATAAAATTGCAATTGTACATTTATTCCTTTTAGGCTTTGAAGATGAACTTGAGAATTTTACTTTAGGTCTTACAAATCCCTCTACTCAAGCCGACCTACTCAAAATTGATGTTTGGAAAGAAAAGGTCACACTATATAAAGATATGGTATCTGACCCAGGAGGTGGAATATCTGCAACATCTACAACCTGGGCTAAAAAACATATTTTTGGTTGGTCAGATGATGAAGTCAAATTGGATTTACAACAACAAAGATTAGAAAGAGCTGTGGGTGAAGAATTGAAAGCAACACCAACGGTAATAACAAAAACAGGAATATTTGATAATTTAGACAAACTATATGGGTCAACCACTGGAGGAACTACAACACAATCAGCACCTGAAACAGGAGGATTTGAACCCTCAGGTGCGGAAACAATGGCACCACCGCCCCCAGAACAACCAGCACCTGAAGCTCCAGCAGCACCTGGAGCAACTCCTGAGGGAGGTGAAGTTACACCAGAATCCAAAACTAAAGAATTAAATATTTTAGTTGAAAATAACTTTATTGAAGGTCCAACAAACATAGATTTATCACATGGACAAAATTCTTTGGGTGAAATTACAAAGGAGTTAAACAAGTTACTAAATTCATAATATTTATTTGTAAATCCACAGTAATGACATTCGGACAGATAAAAACCGCCATAGAAAACCATCTTATTGAATCTTATAAAAATGAAAAAGATTTTAAGAAAAGTATCAATGAATTCAGGTCTAACATATTGAATAATAAATCAATATCTAAACTTTACTCTATTTACGACCAATTGTCTACAAATCAAGGTCTGAATGAAAGCGACGCTAAAGATTTTTTAGAAGAGGGTTTGTCTGTAATCAATAGAATCTTACCTACAATAAAATTACCCAAACTTGCTAAGGAAAATACAAATAACAATTATAAAAACATAGACACTTTAGTTTATACGAATAATTTAAATTTGTCTGAACGTGTAAATGCGAAAAAAGAAATTATCCAAATTCTAAAATCGAAAAAAGAAAATTTAAAAGAGTCTATAAAGATACCTGTGTCTAGTATGGTCAAAATTGCGAATCAGACATTAGAAAATTACATCACAAACATGGATGAGGATTCTAAAAAAATTTTCATGAACGTCGTGAAAACAGATAGTAAAAACTTGATAGAAGATTATCAAAATTTGAAAGACTCCACAATAAATAAATTGAAAACAATTCTCACAAATGAATCTGAGGAAGAATTAAAATTCAAAATTGAAGAAACTATAGAAAAAATTCAAACTCAGGACTTTAATCAGATGAACTATGTGAAATTGATGAGTTTGGAAAAAAATTTATAAATTATTTTTTTTTCTCTGAGTGTATTTTGCTTTCAGTAATGCTTTTCTTTTAGTAACGGACTTTTTCTCAAATTCTTTCTTTTCAAGTAATTTTTGATTCTGTTTTGTCTTTATTACCTTGGATTTCAAAACTTTCAAAGCTTTCTCTAAATTTTCCGATTTGGTTATTTCAATAATCAACATATTTTATATATATTGTGTTTTTGACAATAAATAACTTTATGGTTACTTTTGTATCAAAATAAACTATGAAATATGAAAATGAATGAAAAAAGGAAAAAGTGTAAAATTAAATTTATTTACACCAAT